TACTAAAATGGGCAGCTATGGTGCGACCGAGGGTAATTATTCTAGAAAACGTACCTGAATTTCCAACATGGGGACCCGTGAGAAACAACAAAGCCGTTAAAAGTAAAAAGGGTCAAACCTTTGAAAAATGGAAGTCGCAACTTGAATCTCTGGGATATGTAATTGAATCCCGGGAACTGATCGCCGCCTATTACGGAGCACCAACAAGCAGACGAAGATTCTTTCTAATAGCTCGATGTGATGGAAAACCGATAGTCTGGCCAGAGCCTACTCATGGGGATCCAGAAGGACTGAAAGTTAGACGCGGACTTTTAAAGCCGTGGGTACCAGCATCAGAAATAATTAACTGGCTCTTACCTTGCCCAAGTATCTTTGACCGTAAAAGGCCTTTAGCTGAAAACACTATGCGTCGGATAGCCCGAGGAATTCAGAAGTTTGTCATTGATAATCCCAATCCATTTATTGTTCAAGTTAACCACACCGGATCAGATCACCATTACTGCAGCGAAGTAAATAAGCCGCTGTCAACAATCACCTCTAAGAACGGCTGGGGGCTTATCACACCAACGTTGATTCAATACCACAGCGAAACAGGCAAAGGCGAGGTCAGAGGTCAAAATCTAGACAAGCCTATTATGACGTTGGACACATCGCCGAGGTATGGACTTGTAACAAGTCATCTTCTGCAGATGAATAACCATTGTGATGGTAGATCCATGAACGAGCCAATGAAAACCATCGTAGCCGGCTCAGGACACTGGGGAGAAGTAAGAACTTTCTTGCTAAAATACTATGGAACCGGAGAAGGTCAAAGGCTAAGTCAACCGTTAGGAACAATCACTACAAAGGACCGTTTCGGACTCGTAACCGTTCTTGAACAAGATTACCAAATTGCCGATATTGGAATGCGGATGCTAGAACCCCGAGAATTGTTTAATGCCCAGGGATTCCCGAAGACATATATTATTGACCGTGATGCTAATGGCAAGAAGTACCCAAAGGCTGCACAAGTTGCAAGGTGCGGGAATGCAGTTCCCCCACCGTTTGCTGAATCTCTTGTTCGGGCTAATCTTCAAGAACTTTGCGCTCCTAAATATAGCGATAGATTCTCATGGGGGGAGATGCTGATGTGAGTACTTATGACTCCTTCATCAACAATAAACGTGCAACAATGCCGCTATCTGGCTTTACTGTAGACCGTGAAACACTCCATGAAAGCCTATTTGATTTCCAGAAAGACATCGACCGCTGGGCACTACGACGTGGTAGAGCGGCTGTCTTCGCTGGTACTGGACTTGGTAAAACGAGGATTCAGATCGAATGGGCAAAGAAAGTCCATCTATTGTCAGGGGGAGACGTTCTCCTCCTAGCTCCCTTAGCCGTAGCGGCTCAAACCATACGGGAAGGAGTGGCAATGGGATACGATATTACAATGTGCCGGAGCCAAGACGATGTTCGACCAGGGCTCAATATCACCAATTATGAAATGCTTCACCACTTTGAACCTATCCTATTTGATGGCGTTGTCCTGGATGAGAGTTCTATCCTTAAATCCTTCACCGGCAAATTCAGAACAGATCTGATTGAATCATTCGCTTTTACTCCTTACCGGTTAGCCTGTACAGCGACACCGGCACCTAACGATTACATGGAATTAGGCAACCACGCAGAGTTCCTGGGAGTTATGAGCCGGACAGAAATGCTCAGTATGTACTTTGTTCATGACGGAGGGGATACAAGCAAGTGGCGATTAAAAGGCCATGCAGAGGACACCTTCTGGCGCTGGGTCGCAAGTTGGGGAGTCGTATTAGAGAAACCCTCTGACCTGGGATACTCCGATGATGGTTACATCCTGCCACCGCTTACAATCACTGATCACGTGATAGAAGTTGAAGGAGAGCTGGCAAAGACACTCTCGCAGAGACAGAAAGCACGAAGGGAGACAGTTACAGAAAGAGTCGCAGCCTGTGCAGAACTTGTGAATAGCACTGTGGATAAGCCATTCCTTGTTTGGTGTGATCTGAACGTTGAATCAGAGATGCTCACTAAAGCTATACCGGGAGCAGTAGAGGTTAAAGGCAGCGATAAAGCATCTCATAAGGAAAAGGCATTGCTCGACTTCGCAGCCGGGAAAATACGTATTCTTGTTACCAAGCCAAAAATCGCAGGTTTCGGTATGAATTGGCAGCATTGCGCTGATATGGCTTTTGTCGGGCTGTCAGATAGTTTTGAACAAGTATTCCAGGCTGTGCGGAGATGCTACCGTTTCGGCCAGACAAGCCCAGTGAACGTGGCTATGATTACATCCAGCCGAGAAGGGGCAACGGCTGAGAATATTAAACGGAAAGAAGCTGACTTCCGAAAGATGGTCGCTGAAATGGTCCAATATACTAAAGATATTACGTCCGAGTCTATCAGATCAACAGAACGAGACGTTACCGAATACACAGCGAAAATCCCTATAAGGATACCGGCATGGTTGAGGAGTGAGATGATTGCAAGCTAGAAAAGGTAATTATATCGAGACATTGACGGGGAAAAAGTTTTATCCTCTAGATCCCCGTCCTGAAGATTTTTCGTTAGATGACATGTGCCACGCGGTAAGTAGAGAACAACGTTTTAATAACCACATCGAAGCGCATTACAGCGTAGGACAGCATTTATTGATGTGCGCTAAGGTAGCCAGAGATTTAGGACTTGGCCCATACGCTCAATTCATCTTCGCAACCCATGATTTAGCTGAAGCCTATGTTCGAGATTTACCGAGTCCCCTTAAAAAATCATTTAGGTATTACTCCGAGGTAGAAAACCGCATTCTCCACGTACTGTGGTGTAAATACTTCGGGATTCGTGAGCCGTCAAAAACAGAACTCGACTTCTTGAAGTACTATGATGAAATAGTATGCATGACAGAGGCGCATGAACTCGGGATCAACAAAACAGGCTGGGTAAACACAGCTGGGTTAATATATGGGTATGTAGATCACTCAGAGCCCACAGAACGAGAAGTTAGGGATTCTCTGAAAGCACTAATTACCGGACTACTTGAGGAGTTAAAGGAGGGGAGCTCAAACGCAAGTTAACACCATAAATCAGATTATCGAACCAGATTTTGCTCTTTATAACGGGGACTGCGTGGAAGTTACAAGAGGACTTCCCGACAACAGCATTCATTACGGCATCTTCTCCCCCCCGTTTGCTTCATTATATACGTACTCAAACAGTGATCGGGATATGGGGAATTGTCGGAATGATGAAGAGTTTTTTGAGCATTTCAAATTTCTAATTAGTGAATTATACCGTGTAACGATGCCGGGAAGATTGGTAAGTATCCATTGTATGGAGATTCCGGCTATGAAATCCCGGGATGGGTATATCGGGATAAAGGATTTCCCTGCGCAACTTAGGCAAGCCTTCGAGGATAAGGGTTTTATCTACCATTCAAAGGTAATGATCTGGAAAGATCCTCTCATAGAAGCAACACGTACAAAAGCGCTCGGGTTATTGCATAAGCAGCTGGAGAAGGACTCGGCTATGTGCCGTCAGGGGCTGCCGGATTATTTACTAACTATGCGTAAGCCTGGGGATAATCCAGAACCAATTGCGCATCACGAAGGGCTAGACCGGTTCTTTGGCGAGAATGAGCCAGATTGCCCAAAGGTACCAAGGCCAGAGCCGAATCTTGAAGCGTTCGCACGCAAAGAAGCCTATGTAGGTGACCCAGTCTACTCACATCAGGTATGGCGGCGATACGCTTCCCCGGTATGGATGGATATTCGACAGAGCAACACACTTCAATACCGCTCGGCTCGTGAAGAAAAGGATGAGCGTCATATCTGTCCTTTGCAGCTGGACGTAATCGCCAGGGGCATAGAACTTTGGAGCAATCCGGGGGATATTGTTTTCAGTCCTTTCGCAGGTATCGGCTCAGAGGGTTATCAGGCAATCAAAATGGGGCGTAGATTCGTCGGTGTGGAGCTTAAGGAGAGTTATTTCAAGATAGCCGCTAATAACCTACATATGGCGGTACAAGAAGCCTTCGACGAGTTACTGGCATGAGAGGTGAATACCTAAATGGAACTAGATATTAGCTTTGGCAAGCACCGCACTGAAATTAATTGGAAGCCAGAGTACCTAACCTGGGATGAGTTCGTCAATCGACTGAGAAAGGTCAGGCGCACACCCGAGACAATAGCCCAATACGACAAAATGCATAACATTGGTCGTGGAAAGCTCAAAAACGGTCCGGCTTTCGTTGGTGGACTTGTCCGGGGTGGGCGACGTAAGAAGGAGAACGTAGACACGCGTAGTTTGATTACGTTAGATGCTGACCATGCAGACGAAAATTTCATCTTTACCTGTGAGTTAGTCCTGGGGGGTTGTGCATACGCGATTTACTCTACCCACAGCCATCGACCTCAAAAGCATAAATACAGGCTGATTGCTCCTGTGGATCGATCTATGAGTCCGGATGAATACGGCGCTGTAAGTAGGAAGTTAGCCGAGCAAATTGGCATGGATTACTTCGACAAGACCACGTTTGAAGTTCACCGGCTGATGTATTTGCCAAGTTGCTCCATGGACGCAGTTCCGATTCTTGAAGTTGGAGAAGGGGAGCCCATCAATGTTGACAGCCTTTTAAATCAATACGAGGATTGGCAGGACCCGTTAGAGTGGCCGAGACATATTGATGACAAACCCCAAAGAAACTCCGGTAAAAAGATGGAGGATCCGGCAGTAAAACAAGGTACAGTGGGAACCTTCTGCCGATGCTTTACTATTAGCGAAGCCATAGCAAAATTTCTTTCAGAAACCTATGATCCAGTGGATCAAAGTCTTAAAAGATATACCTATGCTGGTTCAACAGGTCATGGCGGGCTAATTGTATACGACAATGACACATTCGCCTTTAGCCATCACGAGAGCGACCCGATAAGTGGCAGAGAGGTTAATGCTTTTGATCTTGTCAGAATTCATAAGTTTGGCAAGCTTGATGATCGAGTAAGTGAAAAGACCAATATCAGTAAGCTTCCTAGTCAAATCGCTATGGAGAAATTTGCAGTTAGCCAGTCGGAGTTTAAGAAGCATAGACTTGCTGAGATACAAGAAGAGTTTGGTAGTGAAGATGACGACGAAGATCCGGAGGATGNNNTCTTGCGTTCGATGCCTTTGGGAATTCTGAGGTTATATGCAAGCCGTTACCCTGGCGAGGTAAGGAAAGACCGAATAGAGGCTATGAGCCATGGCTAGGAGCGGATGATAAGCGGATCCAGCATTGGTTTTCAAAGGTTTATGAGATTAACGCCGCACGGGTTATACAAAACGCTTTTAC